GCCATACCGGGTCCCTCGCCATACATACTCTGAGGGAATGAACCTTCCTGTATCTCTGCATTGACCATATTCATCTGTTCTTTTGCATCCGGTGGTTGTCCGGGCCATTGTGGGAAGGCTAAGTCCTCACCTTCGCCCAGTGATACCACATCACCGAAAGCCGCATCTACTTTAACCGGTCTGCCGTCCCGTACCCGTGCCACTAAGGGCATATTAGCGAATACGTTCAGCATTCTCGTCTGACGATTGATACGCCATTCCAGCTCACCTACTAGGTTCTCTATTGGTCGCAAGGCGGATTGTCCCCAATCTTCGGGGTTTACCTTACCAACCGGTTTATAGAACATAAAAGTATAAGGAATGTCACGGTATCCCTCCATAACTCTAGGGGGAATGATGATACGACCATCATAGAGTACCGCGTTGTGTATCTCGTAAGAAACACCTTCGGGAGTAATAGTGGGTACTTCAACCCAGTAATCCAAGAAAGTACCCTTACGGGTCTCCTTGTTAGCTGACTTCATGGTACGGAATTTGGATATTTCACCGTATTCCTGCTCGACATCCGCTACAGTACGTTCCATTGCATAGAAGACCCACTTCCAGCGTCCTTGCTTACCGCCGGGTTCCGGAAACATATATCTAGCCGGAATCACATCCACTGTGAGTGGTAGTTCGTCGAATGTATCGTCGCGTAGGGTTTTATCGAATCCGGGGTCCCATAAGGTACGTATTGCTACCGCACCGTCTCTGGTTTGATGAAATGTCCAATCATAGCGCAGGTCAGTCTCCTGTCGTTCAGAGTTGACGTAAAGCACACCATCGAGGAATTGCTCGATAAGTGATGCCCGTTTACGGGTCTCGTCCTCATCCTCACTGGATACTACCTGTACGTTAAGGTCATTAGCGGTCAGGATACCAACCGCTAAATCGACTATATTCATTGGTTTAGCTAGGGTTATACGTCTTTCACCAGCTTTTGCCCGACTGCCTTTGTAGTGCTCTAAATCGTATAACCGCTCATATTCTTCCAGCCGTTTATGCCATTTGTCGCATTTAGCGCGGGTGGCGGTAAACCGCCGCATTATTTCTTGTTCAGCGCCTATATCAGCCATTGCATATATTGCGATGATTGTCGCAACCCCAGTCCGTTTACAAAGTCCACCATAGCCTCTCTCCCATATCGTGCTATAAAGATAGGTGCTAACTTCTCGGTCATTGCCGTTGTCTGCCCATGCTCCATGTGGCAGTTGTGGTGAAGAAGCGCACAGTTTCGCTCATCGAATATTCTTTTATCTTTAGGGAGCGCGTTACGCTTCACCAGCCACTCGTGTAAGTCGCCTAGCCCAAATAGCCACTTATTGCACCAGTCGCATTGTAACCGCTCGTCGATTAAACGCATTTTCAAATCTCGTCTCAATTGGGTGCCCTGTCTCCTTCCCAAACAAAATCAGGGACTGTAGTAGCTAAAATACTCCCATCTTGAGCTTCCACGTATACTTTACCGTCATGGTGAGGTTCATAACCACACAGACAATTTATCTTCAGCCCGAAGGGAATAAACCCTTCCTGTCCACAGTTCGGGCATGATACCCAAGAACACACCGCATCAGATATTTCGTCGCCTGTCATTCCTCTCTGAACATCCACGGTACCTGCTCCCCTCCCGGCATGTTTGCCGGGGAATCGTCCGCGAAAGCACTTTCCAGTATCAGTGGCTTATCTATAGTGTAAGCACCCTGCTTGACTGTAAAGTAGGCTGACGCCGCCAGTGACACGATAGCATCCACTTTGTTGGATGTCTTATCTTTGGCTATCCGCCAACCACGGTTCTTCTCTACTGCTACTGCACCGAGTGCTTGCTTTCTCAGCTCATCACTCGGGTACATCTTTAGGTTATTGTACTCCAATAACTCATATAGTTGCTGGGATGCAGCGGTCAAGTTTGGCAAGGTCTGCGCAAACTCCACCATTGGCAACCTACGTTTAGTTAGAGTAGTAGCCGAGCGGTGGAATTGAAAGGGGTCATATGACACCCCGGCAACTCTCATCTTAGTAAAGCACTCTAAGATGTACCGTTCGATAGTTTCTTCTAAATCCAGCGGTTCTTCAGGTGTGGGTTGCCATATCTTATGACATGCCAGCACAACCTTTTCCTCATCGCGGTCGTAGTACGTGCCTACTACCGCCGAGCTGTCCCGCTTGGTCGAAGCGTCGACATGTAGCCAAATTACATGCTTATTACTACTAATAACGGGTCCTAGCTGTCTGTCAACACATGCGTCCCACCGCTCAGGCTCGATGAATACCTCTTCATCATTCGTCCAGCGATTTTCGTGCATCCGCAAATAGGCAGATGGTCGTAACGATGTCCGTTGTGTGCCGTGATACTCCTGCACACTACCGACAATCCCCGGATGTTTTCGCAATTCATGGTCCCAATATACGAATAAACGACCATTTGCGAAACAAGGTAGCCCTGCTAACTCTTTTATAGGTGCGCCTTCTCCATCCATGTGCTCATCGGAGTCGACACCGCGTTTGTAAAGGTCCCATAACGTATCTGACTGCCCTTGAAACCCAGCATACGTCGTAATAAAGCGCATACTGTTCATGCGAGTGGGTACTGGCGTCAATTCGTCCCACAATCGCTGGGCATTCCGTGAACTATAAGCCCATAACTCGTCCCACAGCGTCAATCCGTGGTTAGAGCCTGCCGCTGAAGCGTATTCACTCGCTAAAGCGATGATACGGGTACCGGTTGTAGTGAACACAACCTCTTTCTGTGTCACCCGTGCGCTTGGTAACTTCGGATTCTTACGTACCGCATAGGCAATCTTAGCAAAAACCCGTGCCTGTGCCTGTTCAAAGTCGTTGGCGCAGACATAAATCTCGTTGGGCGGCTCTTGGGTTAGCGCAAACCACAATCCCGCCAGTGCTCCCATGAGGGTTTTCCCTGATTTCTTCGGACAACTATAAACAATAGTGTCATACGGGAAACGACCGTCCTCATTTTTAGTAAAGATATGCTTGAGGATACGTATCTGGTGCTCTCTCAAGCGAATAGGACCGGCGAAAGTACGCCCATCCTTATGTCCAGCATCACTAACATAGAAACCAGCCGGTGATTGCGACCACTCTACTATGTCGTGTATGTTTACCGCTTTACTCACTTGCCTTTGGTAACATCACTGCTATCCAGAACAACCATGCTGATGTCTGAAACAGCGTCGTCACGCGCAGAATTATACTCCTGCATGTACTTATCTATATGTATCATGCCGCGCACTGCCCGATAAAACAACCTACCCGGCTTTTCAGCGTCTTCCTGCCGTTTTGCCAGTGCATTAGCCCAATACATCATGTCAGCTGATGCAACTGCCAAAGCAGCCGTTAAGAGCGGCTGTAAGCCTGCAGGGTCTTCTAATATCTCATAAACCTCCCGCAGGGCATCTTTATGTCGTTTAAGCAGTGGTTTGCCGGTTGAAACTCGGGTATACAACCCACCAGCCTTACCGCGCTCATCAATACCAGCAGGAGCTTTAGCTGTATACGTGTCAGACACTAACCAATCTCAACGCCAGAAATAGCAGCGATTGCTTTCAGTGCATCATTGATAGCCTGTACATGCACTTTAATATCACCACCACCTTGCGGCGGCATTGGTTTTCCTTGTCCAAGCGGTCTTCCTTGCGGCATTGGTCTTCCGCCGGGCGCTCCGCCGGGCATCGGACGAGGTACAGGTCTTCCCATACCGCCTCCGGGCATCGCTCCGGGACGTACCATGCTGGGGTCGCCAGCTCCGCCGGGTCCAGCTCCAGCAGCTAGGCGCATAGCCTGCTTCGGGTCCATTCCTTGCTTTATATATGCTTCTGGATTGCCTCTAGGCATAAGTGTATTCCTCCATAGTTAAAAGAACTTTTGTTCTTTACAGGGTAATGGTAACGTCAAACTGTACGAGATACAAGTGCCGCGCCCGACGCGAATCGGGCAGATACAGCAGCGCTCCATGAAAAGGAGAAGAACACGGAGCGCTGTAAGCATCAAGTAGCGGCTCGATGCGGAATAGGTGGATTATATGATTTTAGATTGTTTGTGTCAAACAGGGTACTAATTAATCGTCATTACAAGCCACCTCAGCCCCGCAGTTCTCGCAACGACAGTGGCAGGCTTCCGGTACAGGAGCGCCGCATCTATCGCATAATCTAGTGTTTGTGGGTGAGGTTTTCTTCATTCATCAATGATAAACGATTATTACCTAAAAGTAAAGGAATTGGGGGTTTCTGAACCTTAAAATACCTGCTGGGGCAGTTTTTTCCTCCGCAATTTGAAAAGGGGGACCCAAAATATAGCACACGTAGCGTGCATGCAAGGTACCTACCCCGGGGGTTATCTAATCCAAAACGTACACTACTCAAAATCTGTGGCTGCATGTGTCGTATATTTCCTCTCCCCCCCCTATGCGCTTACCTTACGCTTACCTTACGCTTACCTGACCCGCGCCTAGAACAAGTGTGCTACTCTTGCGATATGAGGCAATGTCGCAAGGCTTATATACATCATATATACAGCAGCTGTACCCGCTAATCTGATGCAGTATCGGCGGCTGTATTATGTGGGACAATCTTACATGATTGAAAGGTGCAAGAGCGTCGCCTATTCTCAGCGGCCCGCTTGATACCTTATCGGTACGATACGACGCCGTACCGCTAACGTATCAAGGGTTTTATTACTTAGATTGCACCCTTGACAGTATGCCAGAGTTCGTGGTACAATCCTCTTGTAATAAATGCACTTTTACAACTTGATAATCAATCGTAAACTCTGATAGCAAACGGTAGCGAATTGAGGCGGGAGCAAGTTAGCGAGTATTTGAAACAGTGTTGCGAGATATAGAAGTCTTATATCCGAGAGCGGGAACTGCTGATTGGCGGAATTTCCAATTTGGAAACATTGATAAGAGAAGAGTATCATCCGACCCCCACAACCTCAGCGACCGAAACCAAACGAAAAGTACGATTGAACAGTCTAGCGTCGGCGGGAAGCCGTTCGTGAAAAGTAAATACGAAAGTCTAAAAGTCTAGATGTATCTACTATGGACTGCATCGCCCTATCCGATAAGAGAGGATAATTCTTATGTCAAAGTCTAAGAAGGGCGACAAAGTTAAATCAATTCATATTAGGTTCTACATCGAATGCCTAGAGAAGGAAATAGTACCTTGGCGGATGCCATATAACAGAGTTGGCGGGCACTACAATATCAACGCTGTCAAGGCTGACGGTTCTCCGTTCAAATTGTACAGTGGTTCTAATCGGATTGTAGCGGCGTGTTATAACGCTTTATACGAAGTTTCTGACCCAAGGTTCATTACATCGCGTGAAATCGCTAAAAGAGGCGGAAATAAGCCTAACTGGGATAAAGAGACTAAGAAGTATGAGATTGAACCATTGCGGGTTATATATCCGCTAATGAAATCTTGGAATGAGGACTGGTTGAAAAGTCTCAAGGCGGAAGGCAAACCTTGCCCCTGTGGTTGTGATACTAACAATCACCAGCACTATACAAAATACTTTGCGGGACTTCGGTTTCATTGCGTTTGGAATGTGCAAACGGCTATTGAAAATTTCAATCTGGAAGTTGACCCATTGCCAGAAGTTGAAACACGAGAGATTGAGACAATACCAGAATGCGAGAAGGTCGTCGAGGGTTTTATTAATCCGCCGACCATATCGCATAATGGCAACCCGCCAAGTTATCAACGCAGTACCGATACAGTATCAATGCCCACTCAAGAAACCTTTCGTAATGATACTGATTATTATGCAACTTTGTTCCATGAATTAGCTCATGCTACTGGGCATCCAGATAGGTTACATCGAGAGCGGGAAGTAGCCGCTCATTACTTTGGTTCTAAAGAGTACGGTAGAGAGGAACTAGTCGCCGAGATGACCGCTGGTTTCTTGTGCAATCGTACAGGTATCGAACACGCTACAATGGAGCAACACGGCGCGTATTGCAAGTCATGGATTAAGGTATTCAAGAAATCAGAATACGCCGCTATGATTTATGATAGCGCAAATGATGCTGAGAAAGCTGAAGCACATATACTCAATCAATAAACACAGTTGCGATGCAGTTCATAGTAGATACATTTAGATATTTTTAGGCCCTCGACTTATATATACTGTTGGCTATCTCCCAGACTTGATAAGAGGAAATAGTTATGGCTTATGCAATCAGAGAAAACGTAGGATACGATACAGACACTTGGAAGAACATCAAATATCCATATATCGAAGTTGAATATCCAGCCGATGTAAATATCCAAACTGGAGATTACAATCACGCACATGTCAGAAGTGGAGTATTAACTGCACTGGCGGAAGCTGAAGTATCACAAACTGAGATTGATAAATATATCTCAGAAACTGACGAAGCAGGCTACGCTGGGTTTGATGACGTAACCAACTGTTGGGTGTTTATGGTTGATGATATAAACGGTGACGACTGATGCTAGTACAAATACACCAAATGAATAATGTTATTGACCTAACAGAACAACAAACGACAGTGCGAAGTTTGATAAAACATTTACAGGACTTCCACGAACCCGACGATTTTATTGCATTCAATGCAATCAAAGTAGAGCATGTCAAACAATGGGCAGCCGAAAAGAATATAACACTGTCTGATGCTGATGCTAGAGCAATCATATTCGATTTCCCTAGTTATGCACCCGACATTAAAGGTGCTGTGCAACAATACGTATATCAGGAGATAACACAACTAAGATAAAGATAAATATGACTAACTCTGAAACATACAAATTCCAGCGTGAGATTAACTACAGTAAAGTATGGGCTAAATACACCCAGATTGACAATCAGCATGTATACAACAACGGTGTATTTACATTTAGCGATGCTAATAATGAGATAAGCGTAGACGCTACTGAACTGCGCGACTTTATCAACACCATAAACTTCAAAAACATAATCGCTGATAATCGGAGGTGATGCTAATCACAGTAAGATAATATATATATATATAATCAACCTGAGATAGCCACCAGTATAAATAAGTCGAGGGATACTAAATAAATAACAGGTCTATAAAGGCGTGGAGCTTCGTATCATAGGAGCAAAAAACATGTCAGATAAATTACTAGTTGGCGATTTGCTTTATGGAAACCATGACGGATACTTGGATGAATGCGAGATAAGAGATATGCTAAAGCCATACAAACAAGAGTACATTCAAACTGTTGTTGTACCTGCACAAACTGATACAACTACTCAAACTGATTGTACAACGGACGGCTCAAGATGACTATGAGTATACACGAATACGTAGACGAAAAGCAAGAGTACATCGTAGTTGTTACTGAGACTAGACGGTATCACGTCAAGGTACAAGCCACACACAAGACCTCAGCGATGGAGAAGTTGTACGACTTCATCCGCTCACACAAGAGCGGCTATAGCAAGAGTAGAGGCAGAAAGGGATGGGATAGTCTTTGGCAAATAGCATTAGGTAAGCGGAAACCCAATGACGTAATTACAGATGTAGTGTGGGAGGATGCTGTAACTTGTGTTGATAATGTCTACAAACAAGGCACGTTGGATGAAATTGAAGCAGAAGCCGATACATCACTACTGGAGCGTGTTGTTCGAGGTAAAGATGAGCATATTGGAGCGGACTGCTTTGTAATTTCAGATTACCTTAGAATGAAAGAATAATATATATATATATATAACTTAGCTCCACGTTTTTATAGACCTGTTATTGAGACAATAAGCCACTAGTGTGATGGTCATATAAAGGACGGAAACATTATGACAACTACAGTATTTTATGAGAACCCCGAATATGCCGACGGCACACCAGAGCACTGGCTAGAGGATAGTTTCGAGGACTGCTTCAAACAGATGGATGTCAGCGATGACGACTGGGACATGTTCAAGGAAGGCAAGTTATCTATTCAAGACTTGATAGCCGAATATGCCTGATACCAGAATGCAACACTCAGTGGACAATCCCCTAGAGTATAAAGTTAAGGTTGAGTATCACTATAACAATAAGCACGTATATCCAGAGTGTGACATAGGCAAGACGTTTGCCGCAATCGCAGGTGATAAAACTATTACTAAACGCAACAGGGAATTGCTTGCAAAGATAGGTATTGTAGCTGTAAACGTAACACCTGACCCATTAGATAACACCTGAAGGATAAGAAAGTTAGTCAATCAACCCATATATATATATATATAGACCATCATACTAGTGGCTTATTGTCTACTCACACAATTATTACAGCAGTCAAACGTCAACAATCATGTGTTGTAAATACACGCATAGTTTGTAGTGTATATACATTGCACGATTATATACTAACTGCGATGGACATCGCAATAAAAAAACTGACAAACTGACTGAGGTAAAAAAACTATGGATAATAGAATTGTAGTAATGAATAACAATCTGAAATTGTTTTGGACACCAGCTATGTTTGCTGGAGATTTCAGTATAGTGGAAGTGACTGCCGAACAAGACCAAATCTTGAATGAAGCAGCTGACTTAGCTAAGTGTGAAGCAATACTAGAAGCAGCGATAAAAGCTGGCAACTCTACGATGGTAGACGTATGAATGATACGACACTAAGAGACAACTATCCAGATTATGATGAAAGTGTAGCCAACTTGCACACCGTCTATGACGCCGCTGGAAATGGAATGGTGCTGTTAGCATCAGCATGTCTTGCATGTGAAAAGATGTTTATCAGCAATCCTAACCATGTACCTAGTTTGAACAACCAGCCAATTTGTAGGGAGTGTGTGGAGCAGGCTAATGAGAAGCGAGCAGAGATGGGACTAGAACCTCATCCTATCCACCCAGATGCTTATGAAGCACTACCAGAGGAGGAGTTACGGTAATGACCGACCAACACTTAGAGTTAGGAGAACATCAGCAGAATTGGGAGAATGAGATGAGTTGGGACAAGGACAACGCCGATGATGCAGATGATGCAGATGATGCGGTAATAGATTACGAGGAGCTTAGGTTCTACGGACTAGACTACTAACCAACTGGTGTTTGACTGCTGTAATGATTGTGTGAGTGCGTGTCATGTATATACATGCCAAGAGGAGGCAGTTATGCAAGACAAAAATAAAGAGTTAGCTTTATACGAAGTCAGTTTGGAACTGCAACAGGGTGAGCGTGGCGGCATCGATACACAATATGTGTTTGCTGCCGACATGCAACACGCTGTAACATATGCCGAGACAGTGTGGTTACCGAACTACTACGGTACTGGTACTCACGAAGGTACTGCCAGCTATGATAACGGATGGTTTTACTCCGATGACGAAACTGAAAGTGCTAAACTGTCGGATGTACAACCAGCCAGAAACTTATCAGCGATAGCCGTAGATGATAGTGGTCAGATTACCGACCGTACGTGGGTGTCAATATGAACTTTACCGAAGCTGTCAAACTGATTGACCGACAACGCCAAGATGTCATAGACATGCGTGTAAATCCTAAGTTGTACTATGACGTACTTCAAACCATCAAAGATGCACACCCTGCAGCTGTTACAAAAGATGTCCATGAGTACGTAGAACAAGAATGGAACAACATGTTTAGTGAGTGGACACCATGAACAAAGAACAAAAAGATAACAAAGACGGACACGATTTCTGGGATGACCACTTTGAAGTTATAGGTCTTAGTGATGAGATGAATGAGAAGGTGAAACAAGAAATCACTAAAAAACTACAAGGTAAGTTTGACAAACTTGAGATAAAAAATTACAAAGGTAAGTTTGACAAACTTGAGATTATGAATAACATACATTCCTTTTCAATGAAAGATAAGGAGGAGACAGGATGACAACAGTAAAAGAACGCACACTATGCCAATGCGAACCAGACACATATCCACATACACAGTATGGGTGTTCGTTGGATAACCTTTGGTCAACAGTTACATTTGAGAACACTACAGAGTGGCTGAAGTATATGATTTTCGAGGCTTCAGCTTATGTTGTCAATGACTGGATGTATGAGTGTGAATTGGAGATGGACGTGTCAAGGCTGTGATAAGGAAGGTGAAATTCAATCACTCAATCGTTACGATGCCTACGGTATACCCACAGGTGCATGGTGTGACGATTGCTACAAGGATGATAGTATATATCCGTACCATAAAGACGAGTACTTTGACCCAACCTATGCAGGCGAGAGCCTAGAGGAGGATTACTGACATGGCATTTATACAAATTAGTAACTCTTTCGATGAGAAAATAATAGATG